TTACGTCATTTTCTTTAGTTGTGAACCCAGGAAGAAGATCGCCCTGAGCCGGGCATTCAAGACCACGAACACTGGGAAACCACAAGAACGTGCCTTCAAGCCGAAGGAAATCGGAAACGCATATCAGTGCAGCATGTCGGCAAGGCCGAGGCGTTCGAATTCGGCCTTCATCGCCGGATCATGGCCCGGGTCGATCCGGGCGGGTCCGTGGCCCGCCCGGATGTTCCACTCGTCAATCGCGCGAAGTTCGGCGGCGAATTCTTCCGGCGTCTCCGCTTCGTGCAGGGTCGTATCGCCCTCGCAATAGGTGAAGATCAGGAGCCGGGTCGGATTGGCCCATGTCCCGAAATATGAGGCATCCTGCGCGGTATCGACCTGCGCCCAGCCGTTCGCGTAGCTGCACAGGCCGAAGTCGTAGAGATAGCGATCGGCGGGGGCAAACTCGCGGGTGATCTTCATGCTGCGGCCCCGATCCGCGCCTCAAGCGCGATCACGCAGAGATCGCGGTAGCGCGCGAGGGCCTTGGGGCTCGACGAGACCGGGTTGATCCTGACCTCGCGCAGGCCTTCGATGTCGCCCCGCTCGGCAAGGGCGATCAGGCCCTCGAGCTTGCCGCGAAACCGGGCGTGGGTCGGCGCGGAAAAGTCCGGGGGCACCGGCAAGGTGCCGGTCTTGGCGGCGTCCATGGCGGCGGTCGCCTTGGTCCGGCGGCGCTGCGCGTCGGAGGTCAGGGCGGGGGCGGCGGTTTCCAGCGCGCCCATCCGGGCGGTCTCGACCGCAGCAGGTGCCACCGCGTTCCCGGTGTTGGCCTTGAGGGCGGCTTTCAGGAACGCCTCGGCCCCGCCGAAGCTCTCAAAGGTGAGAGCCCGGTCAAGGACCTTGGTTGCGGCGTCGGGATCGCCGAGGGCCTCGGCGAGGGTCTTGGTCAGGCGCTCGACGGTCTTCGTGATGGTCGCGAGGCGCCCGCGCGGTTGGCCGTCGATCAGCACGGTCAGCTTGGTGAGGTCGGAGGCGGAAAGGTTGGTCATCGCTTGGGTTCCTTTCAGGCGTTCTTGATGTGGGCGGAGCGGCCTTCGGCGGTCACCGCGTAGATCATCGTGCGGCGGTCTCCGAAGGTGGCGGCGAAGGCCTCGGCCAGCGCGAGGGTGGCGAAGGCTTCGCGGATGCGGGTCGCGGGCTTCGATCCCCGGCAGGCGATGAAATGGTCGGCGGCGGCGAGGCAATTGGCCTCAAAGCCGGTCATGGGCGTGGCGCGGTGGGCGGTCATCGAGAGGCTCCTTTCAGGGCTGCGAATGCACCTGACACTGGGGAGACGACCGCAAAGAGCAACTGCAACACGCTGGATTAGTTGGAGAAAAATACTGGAATGGGCATCTCGCGGCGGCAGTACGCGGCACATCGCGGCTGCGTCGAAAGCGCGGTCCGCAAAGCCATCTCGACCGGGCGGATCACGCCCGAACCCGACGGCTCCATCGACCCCGCGAAGGCCGACGCGCAGTGGGATCGCCAGACCGATCCGTCCCGCCAGCGCGGCCCACACGCCAAGGAACTGGGGGCCCGCATGGCCGCGACGACGCGGGCGGCGACCAAGGCGGTGCCCACGGCGGCGATCCGCGCCGTTGCGGAAACGCTGCAGGAAGCGGGCGCGGAGCCGGAGCCCGGCGAGGCGGGAACCGGCGAAGTGTCGTTTCTCCGCGCGCGCATGGCGAACGAGGTCCTGAAGGCGCAGACGGCCAAAGTCCGCCTGCAGAAGATGAAGGGCGATCTGGTCGACCGGGCCCGCGCGACCGGCATGGTCTTCGATCTGGCACGGCGCGAGCGGGACGCCTGGCTCGGCTGGCCGCCCCGGGTGGCGGCGAACATGGCGGCAGAACTCGGGGTGGAGGCGCATAGGATGGAACTGCTGCTCGACACCTATCTGCGCGCGCATCTGGCGGAGATGGCCGAGGTCCGGATTGAGCTCCGCTGACGCTTTCGAGGGGGCCGAGGCGGTGCTGCGGGCCTGGAAGGCCGGGCTTGCCCCCGATCCGGCGCTGACCGTGTCAGAATGGGCCGACCGGCACCGCATCCTGTCATCGCGCGGTGCCTCCGAGGCGGGGCCCTATCGGACAGCCCGCACGCCTTACATGCGGGCGATCATGGATGCGCTGTCTCCGCGCCACCCGGCGTCCCGCGTGGTGTTCATGAAGGCGGCACAGGTCGGGGCCACCGAGGCGGGCAACAACTGGATGGGCTTCTGCATCCACCGGGCGCCCGGGCCGATCCTGGCCGTCCAGCCGACGACCGATCTGGCAAAGCGCCTGTCGCAGCAACGGATTGACCCGCTGATCGAGGAAAGCCCCGATCTGCGAGCTCTGGTGATGCCGAACCGGTCAAGGGACTCTGGCAACACGATCCTCGGCAAGCGCTTCCCCGGGGGCCAGCTGGTTCTGACCGGAGCGAATTCGGCGGTCGGGCTGCGGTCGATGCCCGCACGCTGGGTTTTTCTGGACGAGGTCGATGCCTATCCGGGCGATGTCGATGGCGAGGGCGATCCGATCGCGCTGGCTGAGGCGCGCACGATCAGCTTCGGCCATCGCAGCAAGGTGTTTCTGGCCTCTACGCCCACGGTGAAGGGGCTGAGCCGGATCGAACGGGAGTGGGAATTGTCGGATCAGCAGCGCTACCACGTACCGTGCCCACACTGCGGGGCGCTGCAATGGCTTCGTTTTGAGCGCCTGCGCTGGGAGGCAGGCAAGCCCGAGACGGCGGCCTATCTCTGCGAGCATTGCGACGCGCCCATCGCCGAGCGGTACAAGACCGCGATGATGGACGAACGCGGCGGGGCGCAATGGCTGCCGACGGCCGAACCCGAGGTTGTGGCGGCCGCGCGGGCGGCAGGCACCGTCGGCTATCACATCTCCGGTCTCTATTCGCCGCTTGGGTGGCTGTCCTGGGAGGAGATCGCGCGCAGCTGGGAAGGGGCGCAGGGCAACGACGCCTCGATGAAGACGCTGAAGAACACGATCCTTGGGGAGACCTGGCAGGAACGTGGCGAGGCGCCAGATTGGCAGCGGCTCTATGAACGGCGGACCGACTGGCAGCTTGGCATGGCACCAGACGGCGTCTTGCTTCTTACCGCCGGGGCCGACGTGCAGCGGGACCGGATTGAAGTGGACGTCTGGGGCTGGGGCCGGAACCTGCGGTCGTGGCTGGTGGATCACGTTGTCATGGAGGGAGATACGGCGCGGCCCGAGGTCTGGGCGCAGTTGTCGGCCTTCCTTGGCCAGACATGGGACCATGCCTCGGGCTGCCGGATGGCGCTGGCGCGGATGGCGATCGACTCGGGCGACGGGGTCACGACGGACGCGGTCTATTCCTGGGTGCGGGCGGCCGGGCGCGGGCAGGTCGTCGCAATCAAGGGCGTGCCGGGGTTCGACCGATCCACGCCGGTGGACGGGCCGACTTACGTGGAAGTGACAGAAGCCGGACGCAGGCTACGGCGCGGTGTGCAGCTTTGGAAGGTCGCCGGGGCAGTGTTCAAATCCGAGACCTACCGGTTTCTGCGGCTTGTGGCCCCGACCGACGAGGAACTGGCCACGGGGGCTGAGTGGCCGCATGGATTTGTCCATATTCCGAAAGGCACCACCGCCGAATGGATGAAGCAGCTGACCGCCGAACAACTGATGACGATCAAGACCCGGCAAGGCTTCCAGCGGCTGGAATGGCAGCAGACGCGCGAGCGCAACGAGGCGCTGGATTGCCGGGTCTATGCCCGGGCGGCTGCCTGGCTGATGGGCATCGACCGCTGGGACGAGCACCGCTGGCAGGGACTGGAGAACCAGTTGGCTTCCGAGACGGGTCCGAAAGACTTGCCCCCGGCGGGCCAGCCGAACCGGGCTGCTCCCCCGACAGCCCCGCAACGGCCCGCCATACCGTGGCTGGGCAGCAGAAAGAAGTGGTTCTGACATGGCCTGGACGCAAGCTGATCTCGACGCCCTGAAGGCGGCCTATGCCAGCGGGACGCTGCGGGTGCGCTTCTCGGACGGCAAGGAGGTGACCTATCCGACCGGCGACGATCTGCTGCGCCGCATCCGGATCGTTGCGGCGGAATTGGCCGCGAGCAGCGCCGGGCAACCCGCGCCGGTCGGGCGCTTTGCGACGTTCCGGAGGGGATGATGGCAGGGAACCAAAACGAGCCGGACGGTGTGCGCTGGGGAATGCTGGATGCGGGCCTCGCCTGGATTGCCCCCCGGCGCGCGGCCTCCCGCTATGCGGCAAAGGTCGTGATCGCCAATCTGCGACGGGGCTATGAGGCGGGCGGCAAGACCCGGGTCACCGAAGGCTGGCGCGGGAGCAATGCCTCGGCGGATGCGGAGATCGCCGTCGCGGGACCGGTGCTGCGCGACCGCTCGCGCGATCTGGTCCGGAACAATGCCCTGGCGGCGCAGGCGGTGCAGGTGCTGGTCAACAACATCGTCGGCCCGGGCATCCGGCCCCGCGCGGCAAGCGGCAACAAGGCGCTGAACAAGCGGGTGGATGCGCTGTGGCGGTCGTTCGCCGCCAACTGCGACTTCTATGGCCACACCGATTTCCACGGGCTCTTGAACCTCGCGGTGCGGGAAATGGTCGAGGCCGGGGATATCCTCGCGCTGAAGATTGCGACACCACGCGGCACAGGCAGGATCGTCCCGCTGCAAATCCAGCTGCGCGAGATCGACCACCTCGACACGGGCCGGGTGCAGGAGATCGCGGGCGGCGGTTACACGGACCAAGGCATAGAGTTCGACGCCGGCGGGCGGCGCACCGCCTTCTGGATGTTCCCGCAGCATCCGGGTGGCACCAACCGCGCCATCCGGCGGCGCTTCGAATCCGAGCGGATCGAGTCCACCCGGGTCGTGCATCTCTTCGAACGCCAGCGTGTTCAAAGCCGGGGCGTGCCCTGGGGCGCGCCGGCGATGCTGGCGCTGCGCGATCTGGGCGACTGGCAGCAGGCGGAACTGGTGCGCAAGAAGACCGAGGCCTGCCTGGTCGGCATCGTCTTCGGGGATGACGAGACCCAAGCCTCGGTCGCACCTGTCGTCCAGGACAGTCAGGGCAACAAGGTCGAGCAGTTCGAACCGGGGCTCATTGCCTATGCCCGGGGCGGCAAGGACATCAAGTTCAACCAGCCCGCCTCGACGGCGGGGGTCTACGAATGGAACCGGGTGCAGATGCATATCGTGGCCTCCGGCTTCCGGGTCCCCTACGCGCTGATGACCGGCGATCTGAGCCAGAACAACTTCTCGTCCAGCCGTGTGGGCCTCAACGAATTTCGCCGCATGGTCGAGCAGCTGCAATGGCAGACCGTCATCCCGATGTTCTGCGAGCCGATCTGGCGCTGGTTTGTCGAGGCGGCGCAACTTGCTGGGCTCCTGCCACTCGACGCCGTGATCCCGGTCGAATGGGCGCCGCCCCGCTTCGAGATGGTGAACCCGCTGCAGGATGTGCAGGCGGACCTTCTGGAAACCCGAGCCGGTTTTGCCTCGCCACAGCAGATGATCGCCAAGCGCGGCTACGATCCGGCGGCGATCATCGAGGAATGGGCCGCCCATGCCGAGGCGACAGACGCGCTGGGCCTGATCTTCGACAGTGACCCCCGCAAGGTCAGCAAGGGCGGGAATACCCAGCCCACCGAAACTGCCGATCCGGCAACCGGCACCAAACCGACAACGGAGTAACCCCACATGCCCCCCGATACCCTGCTCCTGCCCGTGATCGGGCGGGCCGCCTCCGTACGTCCCGACAGCATCAACGCCGAGGCGCGCACCGTAGAGATCGTCTGGACCACCGGCGCGACCGTGCAGCGTCGCCGCTGGGAAGGGTGGGACGAGATCCGCGAATATGACGAGGAGCTGATCGTCACTCCCGCCGCCATCCGGCTGGAACGGATGAACGGCGGCGCGCCGTTTCTGGATTCGCATGACGGCTGGAGCCTCCGGTCGGTCCTCGGGGCGGTCGAGCCCGGATCGGTCCGGATCGAGGGCGGCCAGGGCACCGCCACGATCCGGCTGACCTCGGCCCCCGATGCGGCCGACACCGTGCACCGCATTCTGGAAAAGACCGTCCGCCACGTCTCGGTCGGCTACCGCGTCCATCGCTACGAGATCACCAAACGCGAGGGGCAGCGGGAACTGTGGCGCGCCGTCGACTGGGAACCGATGGAGGTTTCCGCCGTCGCCATGCCCGCCGATCCCGGGGCGCATATCCGCGCCGCCGGTGGTGCGGTCCCCGACCTGGCGCCATGCGCTCTCACCCGATCCGACACCCCCGCCGCACACGCGGCCCATCACAAGGAGGCAGCAATGCCGAATGATACCCTGCTTCCCGGCAGCGAACCCGACGCGACCCGTTCGCTTCCCCCGTCCCCGGCACCCGCTGCCCCAGCACCACCGGCGCCCTCGGCCGACACGATCCGCGCCGAGGAGCGCCAGCGCGCTGCCGA